GTGCTCACCCAGGCCTTCTACGCCTGCCATGACTGCGGGAATCACCGCTGCGTGAAGTGCGGCGGCAGCGGGCAGAGGCCGGTCCCGAGATTAATGCCGAAGGTGACGCCGTGACCGACACGAAGCGCCGGCCAGCGCGCCAGCAGCGTTGGGCCGACTATGACGGCGCCATGCTGCAGAACTACGTCGTGTATGAGCCCGAGCAAGTGCACGACACCGGCTTACTCGACGCGGAGGGCAACAAGATCGTGAAGGTCCGGCAGCCGATTGGCTTCGATCTGACGGGACGGAGGAAGCCGTGATCGAAACGAAGCCCATCCACCAGCCGACCGGCAACGTCCGTATCAGCAAGGACTGCTTCCGCGTCTGGTCTAGACACGACGCGAAGGGCCTCGCCAACTTCAAGGCGGGGCTCAAGCAACGCGGGCTAAAGCTAATCGTTCGCGTGCCCGTTGCCCGTCAGCGCTGGCCGGAGCCCACCGTCGGATGAACCGCTCCCGCTACCGCGAGCACGAGGTGCGCCAGCCCGATCCCGAGGTGATCGCCCGCCTCGCATCGAAGGTCTATCACGAGGGCAGGGGCGTCTACTTCACGCCGGAGCAGCTCGAGCGGATGCCGCAGTGGTCGCGTGAGCTGATCGAGAGCGAGGCCGCCCGCTGCAATGGGCCGAGGAGGCGAGCGTGATCCTCATCACTGCGGGCATTATCTTGATCGTCTTCGGCGCTTACCTGGCGGTGGGCGGCGTGTTCTTGATGGGGATGGCGCGACAGGCCCATCGCCCAATCGTGACCGAAGCGGAGGCAACTCGACAGGCGCGCTGGTTGGCATATGCGTGGCCGTATCACGTCTGGCGAACGTGGAAGGAACTGCGATGACCGCCACGAATCCGCCGTCCGGCCGGATGACGATCACCATCGACGATCCCAACCACGTCCGTCTCGAGAAGGGGGCCATCATCCGGATCGGCAACAACGACCAGCTCAAGGAAGCCGGTCATGGCCAGATGCGCGGGGCCTGGCAGGTGGTGGTGGTCTACCCGCCGGAGCCCAGCCGGCAGCGCTACGACGTCGAGCCGGCCGGCATGTGCCGCAGGCAGATGCGAACGCTGGCGAAGCAGAAGCAGCAGAACGAGGGGAAGTGACATGGCATTGATCGGCAAGTTCGTCATCCTGTGCGCCGCAGTGGCGCTGGGGTTCCTAATCGCTAAGGGTGAGGTGAGTTGCAGTGTCGCGCGGGGATCGCTGCAGGATCTCAAGGGTGCTGTTTCAGGGACCGTGCAATGGCGAGACAGCGGTGCCACACCGGTCTCGCTGCCACAGCCGAACTGGGATAGCGGAGGCTATCGGGCGACGCGCGAGCCCACGCCGCTGGGGCCGAGGTGATATCGAGCATATCGACCATATGGACGTACCCGCGATGCCGGGCATATAGTCGATATATGATCAAGGCCAAGCCCACACCCGGCGCCTCGCTCACGAGGCCGTTCCTCATCCAGGTCTCGCCCAGTCAGGATGCGGCCATCGAGGCCGAACGAAGAATACGCGGACTCAAGAGCCGGACAGCGACGATCCGGGCCCTTGTCGACGAGGCGCTGCACCGGGCAGCCATCCGGCGTAAGGCGGGCAAGCCTGTTGAGATCGGAAAGGACGAAGGCAGATGACGATGCTGGAGAAGGCCGCGCAGGAAGCGAGGGAAACGCTTTGGCGCGAGCACGGAACGCAATTCGGACGCGAAACCATGGCATCATTGGCCCGCGCCGTCCTGACCGCCATCCGCATCAAGGACCCCGTCTACTATGTGAACGGCATACCCAACGCGTGTCCGCTCGACGTCGAATGGAACAAGCGCATCGACTCCATCTTGGCCGAGGTGACAAAACAACGACGCTGATATAGTCCTCCCCCGTGGGGCGGGAGGACGAAAATGAACTATGTCGCGGCCCTGGCCGTCTGCTTTGCCAACAACTGCAACCTGATGCCACAGCCGTTTTACTCCCTGGATGAGTGCCGCAAGATGCGCGACGTCTACCGGGAGCGGGCTCTGACCTCGGGGCCTGAGTATTTCTGCGTCATCAAGAACGAGAACGGCGTGCTCGTCAGGAAGGAATAGCGCTGGGGCGCAGGTGAACGCAAAAAGATGAAACGTCTTTCGTTATCGGCTATATAGGACGAGCCGACGCGGTGCTGGAAACACCGACGCCGGCTCTAACCGAGGCGGATGTTGTGGATCAACCTGCGGCTGACAGCGCCATACCGCGGCGCGTCGTGACCTACAAGATGCGGCTTCTACCGACACGCGCGCAGCACCGCGCGTTGGAACGCATCTGTGAAGATCAACGCATCCTCTACAACGCCGCGCTTGAGGAGCGCATCGGCGCATATCGAAAGGCTGGCAAATCCATCTCCTGTTTCGATCAGGTAAGGAGCCTCACTGAGTGCCGGGCTACCGTGCCTGGTATGGCAGACATTCCGGCCAATCTTCAGCGTGCGACGCTTGTTAGATTGGATAGAGCTTTCAAAGCGTTCTTCCGTCGCGTGAAGGCCGGACAGAAGCCCGGTTTCCCCCGTTTCAAGGGAAAGAATTGGTACGATAGTTTCGGTTTTGCCGAATGGCACGGCATACGTTTTGACGGCCGACGACTCCGCTTCAAGGGTCTGCCCGGCGGGCTTCGCGCTCACGTCCATCGGCAACTTCCCGATAGCAAACCCTTGGCGGCCCAATTCCGCCGCGACACGAAGGGTTGGTATATCTGCATTCAATATCGCGTCGAGTGTGAGCCTCTGCCTGCGACCGGACGCGAGGTTGGAATCGATGTTGGGATCGTACACTTCGCTGCACTATCCACAGGGGAGACAATTCCCAATCCTCGGGCCGCACGCCGCGCGCATCGAGAATTGAGACGCCGGCAGCGGCATATGGCCCGCTGCAAAAGAGGGTCACGCGGAAAGCTTACGGCACGTATATCCGTCGCCCGCCTACACACGAAGGTGAAAGAGCAACGAAGGACATTCCATCGCCAGATCGCGGCGCGATTAGTGCGCGAATATGATCTGATCGCCGCAGAGGACTTGAATATTGTCGGGCTAGCAAAAGGCATGCTGGCCCGCGACGTGCATGGCGCTGGATGGTCGGCTTTCATCGATGCGCTTGCGAATGCGGCTGCAAGGGCCTGTCGCAAGCTGGTGAAGGTTGATCCCCGGCGCACGTCGCAGACCTGCCCCATCTGCGGGAGGATTAAGCCTAAAACACTGTCAGAGCGAATACATCGCTGCGACTGTGGCTATACGGCTGATCGCGACGTAGCTGCGGCGCAAATCATCCTAAACAAGGCCGTAGTGGGTCTTGGTCTCGATAAGCCACCGGTTGCGGCGGCTTGAGGCAGAAACCCCAATGAATAGTTGGGACACTATCGTTTCGTTCTTGACTTCGATCATTTCGATGATCACAAAAATAGCCCATTGGCATAATTCGCCCGGTGATCAGGAGTAGCATCCTTTCGGGGTGTGAAGCTCAATCGGGGTCAGGAAGAGCCGCCGGTCCCCGGCATTGGCAGGACGGGGAACACAGCCGGGCCAGTCGCAACCAGCGACACCACGCACCGCGTCAGAGCAGGAGAGGGCCTTTGGAGCACTGGTACTGCGCTGAGGTCGAGAGCAGCCCCATCGGCAAGTCCGAACTCGAATCGGCTCTCGTGCGCGACCTCGCCGCGAAGATGAAGACCACCTTCACCCTGCGCGCCGAGCTCGAACTGGCGAAGATCGGCTTCTCCTCGTTCAACCCGACCTGCCTGGAGCGTCGCTTCCGGCAGCGGACCCGCACCCACCAGAACATCGTCCGGCCACTGTTCCCGGGCTACCTCTTCGTGAAGCACGATCCCTACTTCCAGGTCTTTCAGCGCATGCTCGATGCGCGCGGAGTGCTCGGTCTCATCAAGGGTGCCGGCTCCGAGATGCCGGCCCGGGTGAACACGGCCGCGATGACGCGCCTGCAGGGCCTCGCCGCGGCAGGCCCGATCAAGGACGACCGCTGGATGCAGGCCTTCGCACCGCATCAGGAAGTGGTCGTGACCGCCGAGAAGGGCCCCTGGGCGGGCTGGCACGGCAAGGTGCAGAAGAGCGAGAAGGAACGCGTCTGGGTGCTGATGGAAATCTTCGGTGCCCGTCGTCCGGTGGAGTTCCCGGCCAGCGCGCTCGAGGCCGCTTAGCCCGACTGATGCGCCCGCAACCGCCGGCCGAGCTGCTGGAACCGCTGTCGGCACCGCGCTTCATCCCGGCCCCTGATATCATCGAATGGGCCCGCGCCACGTTCATCGCGCCCGATGCCGAGCTGGTGAACGAGGATCACGCCCACCTCAACCACGCCACACTGGGCGCGCTCTGGACCAACGTGCCGAACGGCAGGAATGGTCGTCGCATCGTCGGGCAGTGTGAGCGCGGCCTACCCCAAGGAGCCATGGGCCGCTGGGCAAAGGCCCGCGCCGAGCAGCAAGTCATCGGATGGTTCGGCCAGGTGCCGGACTTCATCTTGACCTTCGACGCCTGCTACTGGGCGGAATGCTCCGATGCCGAGGCCATGGCTTTGGTCGAGCACGAGATCTATCACGCCGGCCAGGAGATCGATGAGTTCGGCGCGCCGAAGTTCAAGAAGACCGGCGAGCCCGCCTTCGGCATCCGCGGCCACGACATCGAGGAGTTCGTCGGTGTCGTCCGTCGTTACGGCGCCGGCGCCGCCCATGTCGAGGCCATGGTCGCCGCGGCGAAGGCCGGACCCGAGATCAGCGCGGCGCGCATCGCGCGGGCCTGCGGGACCTGCGCATTGAGAGCGGCATGACATGGCCAACACGGGCAAACTGAGCAACGAGCAGAAGGTCTTCGTCGTGCAAGCGCTGGCATCGTTCGATAGCGCACACGAAGTCGCGAAGATGGTGAAGGAAGCCTTCAACATCCCGATCGCGCCGCAATCGATCGAGTTCTACGATCCGACGAAGAAGGCCGGCGAGAACGTGGCTGAGCGCTGGCGGAAACTGTTCTGGGCCACCCGCGAGGCCTTCCTCAAGGAGGAGGCCGCGATCGGCATCAGTCACCGCGTCGTCCGGATGCGGAAGCTGCAGCGCCAGGTCGATCTCAACGAGACGCGGGGCAACAGCGCCATGGTCGCCCAGCTGCTGGAGCAGGCCGCCAAGGAAATGGGCAACGCCTACTCGAACAAGCACCGGCTCGAGCACACCGGCAAGGACGGCGGTCCCATCAACACCGTCGATCTCACGAAGCTGACGGGCGAGGAGCTTGACCAGCTTGAGCGCATCTCTCTCTCGCTTGCCCGATCCGGCGACGCTTCTGGCGCTGATCAAGGTGGAGAAAAACCGCCGGCAGATTGACGACGACCGCGAGGGCTGCAGGAAGTTCGAGACATTCATCGCGCGGGCCTGGCCGGTGCTGGAGCCGGCAACCCGGTATCTGCCGAACTGGCACATCGGCGCCATCGGGGCGCATCTCGAGGCCGCGCACCGCGGCGAGATCACCAGGCTGATGATCAATCAGCCCCCGGGGTCCATGAAAAGCACCACGGTGGGCGTCGCGTTCCCCGCGTATGAGTGGGGCCCGATGCGCAAGCCGGGCCTGCGCTACTTCACAACGAGCTACGAGGCAGGCTGGGCACGGCGCGACAGCCGCAAGCATCGTGATCTCGTGCTGAGCGAGTGGTTCCAGGAACGCTGGCCGCACGTCAAGCTGACCACATTCGGGGAAGAGGAATTCGAGAACACGGCCAAGGGTGGCCGCAAGGCTGTGCCGATCGCGCGCCTCACCGCTGGCCGTGGCAACCGGCTCCTGATCGATGATCCGCATTCGACTGAGCAGGCTGAATCACTGGCCGACAAAGAGCGGGCCACCCGCATCTTCAAGGAGTCGGCGCAGAGCCGCCTCAATGATCCCGAACGCGATCTCATGGTGCTCATGATGCACCGGCTGGCCCCAGATGATCTCTGTGGTGTGGCCGATGAGATTGAAGAGAAGGGCGGCGCGAAGTGGGTCCGCCTGGTTCTGCCGATGGAATACAACCGCTCGCTCACGGTCAAGACGCCGTGGTTCGAGGACCCCCGCCAGGACGAAGGCGAGCTGCTGTTCCCGGAACGATGGGGCCGCGAGAAGGTCGAAGAGCTCAAGATCACCTCGGACTTCGCCTGGGACACCCAATATCAGCAGCAACCCAAGGCCCGAGCGGGCTCCTACTACTTCGGTGCCGAAAGCTTTCTCGAGGCCAAGGAAGTCGGCACGCCGGAGGTGCCGCGGACCGAGCACCGGCCCTACGAGATGCCGACGATCTGCGATGCGGTGTTCGCGGTGGCCGATACCGCGAGCAAGACCGAGCGCAAGCACGACGGCACCGGTGTCGTCTACTACGCCTACCAGCGATACCCGACGCCGCTGCTCTGGGTGTTGGAATGGGACTACAAGAAAATCCCGGCCGATATGTTGACGGCATGGATGCCGGGCATCCTGAAGCGTGGTGAAGAACTGGCGCGCCTGGTGCGAGCCCGCGCCGGCTGGACGTACTGCTTCGTCGAGGACAAGGACAGCGGTGTCGCTCTGATCCAGCATGCCCAGCGGAGAAGCTGGCGCGTCAAGGCCATCCCCTCCGAGATCACCGCCATGGGCAAGGATGGCCGCGCGCTGAGCGTCTCCGGCTACATCAGCCAGAAATTGTTGCGAGTGACGCAGCCTGCCTTCGACCATGTCTGCCAGTTCAACGGCAGGACGCGAAACCACTTCTTCTATCAGATGACCCACTTCCGGATAAAAATGAGCACGCCGGAAGATGAAGACGAAATGTTTGACTGTGGATGCTACGGGCCGGCGCTGGCGTTCGGCGACAAGCAGGGATTCTGACCCAAGGCCGGAAGCGCTAACAGACCGAGCCCGTAGCATACGCGAGCAATGGAGGCTCTGATGGCGGTTACAGCGGAAGAGCCTTGGCTGTTGGCTCAGTTAACGATCGACAAGAAGCGCGTCATTGATTGCAACAGCCACGACTTTCCCGGCATGACTCGAGACGAGTGCATCTGTGCTGGGTTTTTGCTGATGAAGGCGCTGCTCAAGAACATGAACGTCGACGTCAAGGATTGCGGCCCGCACATCTTAGAGCAGGTCGAGGTGATGATAGAAGTCAATGATTGCTCTGCTGTCTTCCGCCGCGGCGAGAGATTGAACTAGCAGAGGTAGTCAGGGCGACAGGGGAGACCCGGTCGTCACGTCGCTGGGAGGGCCAGCCATCCAGGTCAAATTCGGACCTGGCTGCAAGACCCTCCCGGCTGCACTAAATCGATGCGCGGTAGATCAGTGGTAGATCGCCTGGCTCATAACCAGAAGGCCGCGGGTTCGACTCCCGCCTGCGCTACCAACCTTCAGGAGGACGAGCATGAGCTGGAGCGTCGGCGCCACCGGCAAAGCCGGGGAGATCAGGGCCAAACTGCGCGATGACCATGCCGCAGCGATCAGCGACAAGACGCCGGCGCAGGAGGCGCATGTCGTGCAATATGCGGCGCGCGCCGTCGAGGCCGCCGTCGTCATCCTGCCCGAGGACATGACGGTCAAGGTCGAGAGTTCAGGTTCGTGCAGCGTGGTCGACGGCAAGGTCGAGAGCTGCAGCTTGAGCATCAAGGTCGAGCCGGTCAGGAACTAGGGCAACAGCCTTGGCGACGATCGCCCTCAACGCCTCTTCACTCAGCCCGGAGCTGATGCTCCTGCTGGGTGAAAACGAGGGCATCAGGCCCGGCAGCCAGCCGAGCTACCAACTCTGCAAATCGATCTATCTGGCCCATCCGTGGGGCAGCAAGATCGTCGACAAGCCGATCCAGATGGCCCAGAGCCAGCCGCGTGAGATCGCAATCCCGGCGGCGCCGGAGATGGTGAAGGCGGCCTACCTCCGCGAGTGGAATCGGACAGCCTACGGAAAATCGATCCGCAACCTAGCGCGCACCGCCCGCATCTACGGCATCGGCAGCCTGGGTACCATGATCGTCGGTGAGGATCCCGCGAAGCCGCTGGACCTCATGTCGTTGTGGAAGAAGGAGATCAGCTTCAACACCTTCGACCCGCTGAACACGGCGGGCTCCCTGGTGCTCAATCAGGATCCGCTGGCGATCGACTTCCAGCATCCCGTTGCGATCCGCGTCGGCGGCAAGGCGTTCCATCGCACTCGGTCATGCATCATGATGAACGAGGCCCCGATCTACATCGACTACCAGGCCTCAACGTTCGGCTTCACCGGCCGCAGTGTCTACCAGCGCGCGCTGTACCCGCTGAAAACGTTCATCCAGACCATGCGGACCGACGATCTCATCGCGGTCAAGGCTGGCGTGATCGTTGCCAAGCAGGAGCAGCCCGGTTCGATCATCGACGGGGCGATGCAGTGGCTCTACGCCCAGAAGCGCAACCTGCTCGGTGAAGCCAAGACCTCGGACGTGCTCGGCATCGGTCTCAACGAGGCCATCGAGACCCTGAACTTCCAGAACCTGCAGGGCCCTTACGAACTGGCCCGCAAGAACTGCATGGAGAACGTCGCCTCAGCAGTGCCGATGCCGGCCAAACTGCTGAACGACGAGACCTTTGCCGACGGTTTCGGTGAGGGTTCGGAGGACGCCAAGGCGATCGCGCGCTTCATCGACGGTCTCCGCGAGGACCTCGACCCGGCCTACAAGTACATGGAGACGATCTGCTTCCACCGGGCGGTCAACCCGGAGCTCTACAAGCTGGTGCAGAAATTCCACCCGGAGGAGTACGGCTCGAGGCCGTTCGAGGAAGTCTTCTACGAGTGGCGCAACAGCTTTCATGCCACCTGGCCAAACTACCTCAGCGAGCCGCCGAGCGAGTTGGTCAAGGTCGATGATGTGAAGCTTCGGGCGCTGATTGCGTTCCTGGAAGTCCTCATGGGTCAGCTCAGCCCGATGAACAAGGCCAAGCTGATCGAATTCGTGCAGGACAACATCAACGAAATGAAGTTGCTGTTCAACGGCCGTGATCTCGACCTCGATCTGGAGGACATCGTCAGCTACGTGGCACCGCAGGGCGCCGGCGACGAGTTCAAGCCCGAGCCGGAGACGCTGTCCCGTTCGGACAGCATGGAAGAGTTCAAGGCGGCTGTGCTACGGTATGTCGAGAGCCGGCCCCGGCCGGTGGAGCACAGAAAGAGCGCGTGATGATGGTTTTGCGCGAGCGGATAGTCTTCAGCCCCGATTATCGCTGGGACCGACGTGAAGCTCGCCAGAGATTCTATGCCGGTCACCATCAACGACGCGAAATCTGGTCCGATGTCTGGCAATGGTTGAGCGTGCGGGCTCGATCTGGCTTGGAAAGCTGGACGTGAGCACCGCCGAAGACATCACCGCCGACGTGCACGAGAGCCTGAAGCAGGCCCGGAGCGCCCAAGTGGCGTACTGCGAGGCGCTGACGGAATTCGAGGTCGCGTGCATGGCGAACGACGACATCTTGATCGAGACCTGCCGGGCCAAGGTGCTGGCCTGTGCCGAATCGTTCCTCGAGCATCACGCCGCGGCTTACCGCCGGATGCGGGACGCGGCGAAGGGCTAGGAGAAGAAGCACATGGCCGAAATCTTCAGCGTGCCGGGCTCGGACCCCGACACGCCGCTTCGCTACGACCCCGACAAGATCATGAACCCGCCGTATGGGGTAGTCCTTCAGGTCGGTGATCTGCCGCGCGCACCGCGCGTCGAGGCCCTGTCCGGGGCGCGCCAGGCGCAAGCATTGATGCTCGCACAGTTCCCACTGGACCCGCTGCGGCTCAGCGCTCGGAAGCCGTCACGGTCGACCAAGCTGAATGCGGCGCAGCGCCGGGCAGCGAAGATCGCGGCGGGCAAGCTGAAGGTGACCGCGGACGGGCGGTTGTCGGGATGAGCGACACCCTGAACTTTCGGCGGATCAATTTGGCGGTCTGCGGGGCGCTCGGCATCGATCCTGCGAAGACGCAGCGGGTGGAGCTTGCGTTCGGCTCTCGCGAATCGTCGATCAAGGTCACCAGTTGGGTGACCAACGAGAAGGCTGAAGCCTTGGGCGCAGTCCTCAAGGAATTCCGGCTGGCCCCGAAGGAAGACGCGCCGCCGGGCGATGGCTGACCCCACCTTCGCCGAGGTGCTGAAGTCCGCCATGGACGACGTCGAGCGCCGAGGCTTCCTGAGCATCGAGCAGGTCAAGGAGTGGGAGCGACGGCTGGCCGAGGCGTTGCGGCGTTCGTTCACGCCGGACGCCGTCATGAAGACCATGGTGGATCGCGCGCTGGTACGGCTCTACGAGCAGATGGTCGACCAGGCCAAGATCCTGAAGTTCCATCCCGGCGTGCCGCGCTTCACGCTGGAGCGCATCAAGCCCCATCTCCGGCCCGAGCTCGACAAGCGCATCGCGTTGAGCCTCAACCTGATCCGGCTAAACAAGGAGTCGGTCGTTTCGAAGATGCAGCAGCGGTTCTCCGGCTGGGCGAGCAGCGTGCCGGCCGGTGGCAGCGATCACAGCAAGGCGCGGGAAGCCAAGGACACGCTGAAGAAGGGGCTGTCTGGGCTGCGTTTCGAGGAAAGGCGAGTTTTGATTGATCAGGGGGCGAAGTTAGTCTCTTCGATAAACGCAACGCTGGCCCAGCAAGGCAACGCAATTGCTGCAGTGTGGCGGAGCCACGCGCATCAGCAAAATTATGATTTCAGGGTGCAGCACGCAGCCTACGAGGTCGAGAGTCTGCGCAGGCCGTTCCTGGTGCGAGATTCATGGATCATTAAGGACGGCTTAGTAAAGACGACGGGCGCTCGCTACACCGACGACGTCGAGCAGCCGGCCGAATTGCCCTTCTGCCGCTGTGCATGGTCCTGGAAATACAACTTGAGACAACTCCCTCGCGACATGCTCACGAAGCAGGGCGAGGAATTCCTGGAGAACGCAGCGCGGAAACGCGCCGCCCTCGCCTAGGAGACTTCACAACATGGCAACTCTTCCGTTCCAGCCTTCGGCTGCGAGCAACTTCGGCCGCGCGGCGGTTGTCACCTTGGACACCGCGTTCACGTCTCGCGCGCTCTATGTCGGCGTGTCCGGCGATATCACCGGCATCCCTGCCGGGCAGGACAACGCCGTGCTCTTCAAGGCGGTGCCCGTCGGCATCTTCAACGTGGCGATGACCCAGGTGAACACTTCGGGGACCACCGCGACCAACATGCTGGCGCTGTCCTGACGCGATGATCGTGCAGTTTCGCAGCCGCAAGCATGAGCGGTTGTGGTTCCGACCGACCGAGGAAGAGATCGACGGGCTGACCTGCCCATGCGGTGGGGAATGCCTGCGATCGGTGCTTGCCCATCAGGGCGTCCTCGACAAGCTGCGCGATCTCAAGGCCGTGAAGGCGAAGGGGAGTTGTTGAATGCCACTCCTCAAAGGCAAGTCGAACATCGGCCGCAACATCGCTGAGCTTGTTCGATCGGGCCACCAGCAGAAGCAGGCCGAGGCCATCGCCGAGCGCGTCGCCCGCGGCGACTACAGTGAAGTGGAGAACCTGATGGCCGCTGACACCCGCGACGACGGCAAGGAAGGTCCCGCGCTGGAGACCGCCGTCGCCGAGATGGATGCTCTCGTCGGCGCCGTGCGAGAGGTCGCGCAGAAGGTCGACGCCATGGAGCAGCGAAAGGACGCCCCGCAGTGACGATCCGCGCGGCCGGCATCCTTGTCCTGTCGAAGCAGGGCAAGGCGCTGTTCCTTCAGCGTGGCGCCGGGAGCGATTTTCCCGGGGCATGGTGTTTTCCCGGTGGCCGCCGCGACAGTGAGGAGACCGCCGAGCAAACCGCGATCCGCGAGGCCGAGGAGGAGACCGGCCGCGCGTTCAAGCCGGGCCAGCTGAAGCTTTGGACTCGCTCGCTGCGGCCGCAGGCTCCGTCACCGGAGGTCACGCCGCCACAGGGCGAGATGGTGGACTTCACCACCTTCCTGGTGCGGGACGAGGAAGAGTTCGAACCCGACATCGAGAAGTCCGGCGAGCACACCGGCTATGCATGGGCCGACATCAACAATCCGCCGCAGCCGCTCCATCCCGGCTGTGCGGTAGCACTGCGTCGCTTCACGATGGACGACGAGCTCCAGGTCGCCGAGGCAATCCGTGACGGCGAGCTGGTCAGTCCGCAGGAATACGGCAACATCCATCTCTTCGCGCTGCGCATCAGCGGTGTGGGGACAGCCTTCCGCGGCGCCAAGCGCGACGCCGACGGCAAGATCGTGCAACCGCCCGAGGTCGTGTTCCGGAAGCCGGACTACTACACCAGTCCCGAATTCCTGACGCGGGCACAGGGCCTCCCGGTCATCGTCATGCATCCGGACGAGGCCATTCTCGACAGCAAGCAATTCGCCGAACGTGTCATCGGCGCGCTGATGATCACGTATCTCCGGCCCGATGATGACGGCCGGCTCGAACCTTGGGGAATCGCCCGTGTCTACGACGCGGCAGGAGCAGCAGCCCTCAAGGAGATGAACCTGTCCACCAGTCCGGGCGTCCTGCTCGGCAAGGACGTGCAGCTGCTCACCCTTGAAGGCGGAACGAGGGTGATCGTGGAGGGCAAGCCCGATTTGCTCGACCACCTGGCCGTGTGCCCTCACGGCGTCTGGGACAAGGGCGGCGAACCAAACGGCGTAGACAACATCCACACCAGATTTGACGGAGACGACGACATGAAGGTGAACCTGAAGCGTATCGATGGCGAGACCGATGCCGGCTACAAGGCCCGCTGCGACGAGGCCGAGGCGCTGCTGCTGGCGCGCAAGGACAGCGCCGGGGACGAGAAGCTCAATCAGCTGCTCGAAGGCATCCAGGGCGTGACCAAGATCGTCGGCGATCTCAAGGCCCGCGTCGACTCCATGGAGGAGAAGGAAAAGAAGGACGCCGCGGAGGAGGCCGACAAGAAGAAGGCCGACGCCAAGCGCCGCGCCGACGCCTTCAAGTTCTCCAAGAAGGACGCCGCCGAGAGCGACGACGACCACAAGGCCAAGCACGACGCCGAGGAGAAGGCACTGTGCGACGCCATGATGGAGGCCGGCGACGAGGAAGACGTCGCCAAGGACTCCGCGAAGCGCCGCCGAAAGGACGCCGAGGACATCGACAAGGCGGAAGAGGAGGCGGCCAAAAAGAAGGCCGACGAGGACAAGATGAAGGACGATTCCCGCAAGGACGCCCAGACCATCGCCGAGCTGCGCGACGGCATGGCCAAGCTCGAGGCGCAGATCAAGGGCGCCATCGCCGGCCCGGCCGACGCCGATCGCTCCAAGCTGCTGCAGGCTCAGCACCGCTTCGACTCCGTGCACCAGGGCTTCGGCAACAATGCCCGCGCGCCCTTGTTGGGCGAGTCCCTGCACGAGTACCGGCTGTTCAACCTCCGCGCGCTGCAGAAGCACTCGCCGGTGTGGAAGGACATGGACATCGGCCTTATGGCGGTCAACGACGCCTATCTCGACATGGCCGAGGAGCAGATCCTCGCCGCTGCCAAGGAAGCCGCGGCCAATCCGAAGGACATCCCGGCGGGTCAGATCATGATGCGGTCGCGGCAGGACGGCGGCCACACCTACAACGAGTGGTACGGCGAGCCCGCGGCATGGATGCGCAATCTGGCCGGTCCGGTCGGCAAGCGCGCCGTCGGCAACTTCAAGGATGCGCGCCCCGGCGCCCGCCGCGGCGCCTGATTCCTAGTAGCAACAGAACAAGCGCGGCCGGCAGATGTCGGCCGCATTCCCCTCTTAGGTCATAGGAGACCCAACGAATGTCGACTGTCGGCTTCAATCCCTTCGTCACCACGGTCGGCAACGCCGGCCTTTTCAGCGCCACCTCTGTGGGCGGCCGGCAGGGCACCGCCTATGCCGATCCGTCCTCGGTCTACCGTCTGCGTGGTGGCATCCTTGCGGCAACGGAAACGCTCCCGATGTGGGGCGGCGTCGCGATCTACGAGGACGTCCCGCTTGGTGGCGTCGCCCAGCCCAGTGCTACCCTGGGCGTCACCGTCGGCCGTGCGAACGGTCTCACGGGCTCCAAGGCGCTGGCGGGCTTCAGCGTGTTCAGCCAGAACTTCGCCGGGGTCACGACCCCGCAGTCGCCGGTTCCGCTCAACTATCCCGGCGGTCAGGTCAACTCCTATGCGTTGGGCTCCAACGCCCGCATCTGGGTCAAGGCCGACCAGAACCTGGTAAGCCTGCGCGGCGGCCCGATCGGCGCCAACGTGTCGTGGGACTTCGTCAACCAGCTCCTGGTCCCCTACATCGGCACGCTGACGATCTCCAGCGGCACCTACAACAGCACCACGGGTGTGGTCACGCTGACGATGAGCGCTGCGGTCGGCTTCAGCGCCGGCGATGCCATCGTGGTCAGCAGCCTGACGGGCACCGGCGCCTTCGCCAGCCTCAATGGCACGTTCACCGCGCTCAGCGCCTCGGGCACCACGGTCACCTACAACGCCGGCGCCAGCCTCGGTGCGGCGACGATCACCGGCGGCAGCCTGACCCTCGGCTCCGGCGCCAGCGTCGCGCTGCCCGTCAAGGTGCTCGAGGTGATCCAGACCAATTGCGAGACCGTGAACTACGATCCGGTCACCGGCTTCGCGACGTGGAATTTCAACGACGCCGCCGCGGTCATCCAGCTGTAGCTAACCGCGGCCGATCCCCCCTCTCTCCCAATCAAGGAAACCCATAGATGAGCATTCAGGCCTCGTCCTTCGTGACGCTGAACCCGTCCTACATCGAGCCCGAGTTTCTGCGCCAGCAGGTCCAGGCCTCGGGGTTCATCGAACTGCTGTCCGACGGACAGCTCCGCACCCGGCTGGAGAGCGACTCGCTCCTGGTCTACGCCAAGCAGCTCAACCTCCGCACCAAGGTCGCCTCGGGCCAGAGCTCATACAATGAGCTGCCCTCGGTGGACATCCTGGCGTCGATGATCTCGACCCCGACCTATCTCCTGCGCGTCGGCAACCAGTACGATCACCACGACGTGCAGGCCGGCGGCCGCTGGGGCTACTCCGTGGTCGAGGAGTACCGCAACGGCATGTGGCAGGGGAACTACCAGCTCGCCCGTGACGCCTGTCTCTACGGCTTCCATCCCGAGAACGGTGAGGGTCTGGTCAACGCGCCGGGTGCCACCGCCATCAACCTGCCGGCGGACAGCTTCGGCAACGATACCGCCCGGACCTACGACAACGGCCAGATGGCCTTCTTCCTGTCGCAGCAGATCCTGGCGCTGAAGACCGCCACGATGCAGCTCGGCATCGGGCGCAGTTTCACCATCCTCGGCCCGCAGCGCATCCTCGGTCTCTTCGAGTACAATGTCGTCCAGGTCACCCAGTTCCAGCGCGAGGGCGCCGGCACGGCCTCGACCCGTGGCACCGTCAAGGAGATCTTGATGGACAACGGGGACGATCTGATCTGGGTCTACGACGACACCCTGATCGGCAAGGGCAACGGCGGCAACGATCTCGTCATGCTGGCGATGCCCGAGGTGGCCGTGCCGAAGGCCGGCACCCTGAACACCAACCTCTGGGGCGGTGGCGCGCCGAACTGGGCGGCCTGCACGACCCAGTACTGCGACAAGGCCGCACCGACCGAGATCATCTCGCCGATGGCGATGGGCATGACGCACTTCATGATGGAGTGGCGCATCTCCAGTGGCTGGGCGCCGCGCTATCAGGCGCTGATGCTGATCTCGATGGCCTACTAGGCCTGCATCATCCGGGGCGGTCTTCGGGCCGCCCCCTCACCAGCAGAAGGAGAAGAACGACATGGCCTACCTCTACGTCGGTAACTGCACCCTGCAGAAGCAGATCGTTTGCTACCGACTGGACTTCGACAAGCACGGCAACCTCGACGCCGAGGACAAGTTCCGCGGCCACAAGCAGGAGGAAATCCTGCCCGGTCGCCAGATCCAGCTGGGCGGCGACCTCCACAAGGCGCAGATCATTTCGATTATCGACCAGCTCGAAAAGAACGGGATGAAGCGGCACGACGCCGTCAGCAAGACCACACCGTTCACCGTGCCATACATCTACCGCGAGGACACCCCGATCCCGGCCGATGCGATCAACCGGCAGCGGCTGATCAACAACGGCATCCACGAGAAGCAGGGCTCCGAACGGCGCCAGGCCGCGGCGGTCGGTGTGAACAAGGCCGTGCTCGATGCCGCCAGCATCGCACAGCCGGAATTCACGACGGTGGAGTTCGAGCAGCTCAACCAGACCGACCTCGGCGAGAGCCGCATCGAGGAAGGGGTCAAGGTGACGACCGCCGCCGACGGCCGGCGCGGCCCGAAGAAGCGCTGAGCAGCCGTGCTGACCGTCAAGCTCATCAACGAGAAGACCGGACGCACCCGCAGTGTCGAGTGTGCCGAGGTCATCGCGGACCGGGTTGACGGAATGTCGAAGGTCGACATGATGAAAGCTGACGGCAGCATCGAGGCCGTCGGTATCAGGAAGCTGAACGACGTCACGGCGGAGTCCGACTACTCGGTCGCCTATGTCGAGAACGCTCAGGGCCGCACCATCCAGACGGTCCGGCCGTGACACAGCCCAACGTCGGATACTATCTCGACCCGTTCATCCGGGGCGTCATGGGCATCACCGCTGACGTCCTGCCGGACAACAGTCCCGTCATCAACTTCTCCTATAACGTCGCTTTGATGTTCGTGAACCCGGCGCTGCGCTGCGTGCCGGGTTGCCCGCCGGGATCTTCGGATGACGTCACGATCTATGCGTTGGCGGTCTACAACCTGGCCGGTGATCGCCTCATCAACTTCGCGCAGGACCAGCCCGGCGCAGCGAATGTCAAAGGCTCGAAGCCGCCGATGCCCTATTTCCAGTGGGCGCGGAAGCAGTTCAACCTCAATGGCTTCGTGAGTGGCGCGATCACGTCGTCGAGCGACAACGGCACCTCGGCCAGCTTCGAGGTCCCGCAGTGGGCGAAGAACCTGACGGTCAATCAGTTGTCCAACCTGCAGACGCCTTATGGTCGGCAATATCTCGGCATCGCGCAGTCCTACGGGCCGACAATCTGGGGGCTTAGCAGGGGCTGCGGGTGACCCAGCTCATTTTCGGTGTGCTCGATATCCCCTACACCTACGACCAGCAGCAGCTGACCAAGAAGGGCAAGCCCCGGAAGAAGGGCAAGAAGGTGATGCTCAGCATCACCACCGGCGAGGTCGCTCAGTATCTCGAAGACGAATACCACCTCATGGAGTCCTTCTTCGAGGTGCACAAAGAAAAGATCGTCGACGCGCTGACTGAGGCTGTGCTGGGCGATCTCGACAACGTACTGAACGGCCGGCTCCCGAATCGCGATGTCTTCGTGGCGGCCGCTGAAGAGATCGAGACCTGGTACAAGCACTTCCTCTCCTCGCGAGAGGCCGAAACGATCGGGATCAGCGGTGGTCCGGATAGGCCGGTCCCGACGAAGGCCGCCTTGGCGGGTGTGAACCACCGCCTCGCGCATCCCTACGCCGAGAGCAATCCGCGTCGGCCCTCATTCATCGATACCGGCCTCTATGAGGCGTCCATCAAGGTCTGGGTGGAGAGATGATCGCAGTTCATCGCGAGGCCGCCCTGGCCGATCCCTGCTGCCATGCCTTCCTGCATGGGCGCGGCTACCATCATGTCGGTGCACCAGCGATGCCGGCGACGCCAGTGCATCCGCCGCAGGTTGCGAAGCCGCCGGCCGCGGCCGCCGACATGAGCCGGCACGTCTTGATCCCGCCGCAGGGCGGCGACGGTGTCGTCCTGACCTGGTGGGCGCGTTCCGGGACCTGGGTGCCGGTGCTCGGCACCGGCATCCGCATGGGTTTCTCGCCCGACTATCTCGCCGCGCACGGCTGGAAGTATCAGGGACCGAAGGTCTAGGTGCCCACCGTCGACGAGGCCATTGGTGGCGGCAATGCGTCGCCGCTCGCTGCCGGTCTGCGGCAGAGCGAGCGGGCGATCAGCCAGAACCAGGAGATCACGTTCCGGCAGTACAACCGGCTCGTGCTGCCATTGGATGGCTTCGTGTTCTGGGTGGCGGCACCGCTGATCACGCCCGGCGTCCTTGCCAGGGCAGCAGCGTTCAACACCTTCGCCTTCAACACCGCACCCTTCAACGCCAGTGCGGCGGCGGGTGTCGTTGACAACACCGCAGTGGTCCGAGGCTCGCTGCATCTGTCCACGACGATGAAGCAGGGCGAGGAGACCAACAACGCCGACGACCTGATCACCTTCACCTCCGAGCAGGAGGTGCAGTTCCTGAACAAGGTCGGTCTGGATACGCTCTATGTCGCCACAGCCGAGGGGCGCCGCTACGCCTTCTCGGGTCGCTCGAGCTTCTATCGTCAGGCCGGCCTCTGGCACTACACCGGCATGGCGGTCAATCCGACGATGGCTACCCAGCTGGTCGACGATCCGGCAACCTTCGCTGGCCGCGGTCTCGTCATCTCGAACTCCCTGCCGGCCTGGCTGGCGATCAATACCTACGCGCCGCCATACCCGGTGCTGCTGCCGTTCCCTGCGGTGCCGCTCTATCCGTCCTTTGCCGTGCCCCAGAACCTGCCGCCGCCCTATGGCGCCGTGCACATCGGTGAAGAAGACACCGATGTCGTGGCGGCGTTCCCGACGCTGGGGCCGACGGCCTCGCATCAGCAGCTTGCTCGAGATCGGGTCCGCATCACGCTCTTCGGCTTGAACAATGCGGCGGCGCTGACGTTTCAAGATGCCGCGATCGCCTACGGCACCGACACCGAGGTCTTCGGCATCACCAACATGCCGACGGTTCGTGACGTCAAGGAAACGCAGGCCGAGCTGCTCACGCTCGCCATGAAAAAGCGCATCACCTTCGAGGTCAGCTACCTCCAATCGACCATGCGTGACGTCGCCCGCCAGCTGATCACGAGCTGCCTCGTCGCCAGCGAAGACATCCTCATCAACGACTAACCCCTCTCAAGGAGCTACAACGATGGCCCAGAACGGTTTCCAGAGCTTTGTCGCGCGTCTGCTCGGCAGCAGCAGCGGCCCCAACCAGCCGCTGAATGTCGATGGCGAGGGCAATCTCCTCGTCTCGTCCGGCGGCAACAGCTCGGCTCTCCAGGTGACCGCGGCCGCGGTGATCAAGGCCACGCCGGGCCGGCTCGCCAAGATCACCGTGGTGGCCCCGGGCACGACCTCGGGCGCGCTCACCGTCAACGACTGCGCGACGACCGGCGCGGCATCGGCCGCCAACCAGATCGTGTCGATCCCCTTCGGCAGCCTTACCGCGGGGCAGGTCATCGCGCTCGATTGGCCCTGCCAGGTCGGCATCGTGGTCTCGGCGGTCCCCGGCGGCGGCTCGCCTCAGTACAGCATCAGCTTCGACTGATCGCGCACGCCCCTGACCGCAACGCCTGACCGGGAGCGCGCCGCATGGCCAATCCGATTACCGTAGTCAACGTCTCGATTCAGACGCCGCCGACACCGAGCACGCTGCAGCGGACCGGTGCCCTCATCACGCAGGGCGGCACCATCCTCGGGGCGCAGAACTATGCTGAGCTCACCCAGTTCGCGGACCTGACTCCGCTGCTGTCCCCGTCGATCTCGCTGACCTCGCTGTCGTGGTCCAACGCCTATGGTGGCGAGGTCACCGCAACCGCGTCAGCCGCGCATGGTGTCACCGTCGGCGAGAGCTTCGTCACCACGATCAGCGGCGCGACCCCGGCGACCTACAACGGCACCTACAACGCGATCGCGACGGGCTCGACGACGTTCATCTACTACCTGATCACGAATCCGGGTACGTCCCCGGCGACGGTGCCCGGCAGCTACAGCCCGCGCGGCGTCGGTGACTTGGTCTCGGCCGCGACGTCCTACTTCGGGCAGGGCGGCCAGAATCCGGTCTACGTGCTGGAGCTCGGCGCCGGCGAGCCCGCTTCGGGCGTCACGGCCCTGAGCGCCTTCATCAACGCGTCACCGCAGTTCTTCTATTCGTACCTCGTTCCGCGCAACTGGGATGGCGTCTCGTCCTACCTGACGTTCCTGGCCGGCTTCGAGAGCAACACCGCGAAGACCTACTTCTTCACGACCTCGAACCTGCAGAACTACACGCTCTACAACAGCGCGATGAAGTGCGTCGCCGGTCTGATCGAAGCACCGTTCACCGGGGCCTGGGCCTCCAACGTGCTGACTAATGCGTCGTGGACCGGTGGCCAGGCGACCTACACGACGACCTCGGCGCATGGTGTCGCCCCGGGCCAGACCTTCAACATCGTCGGCTGCACGCCGGCCGGCTACAACGGGACGTTCGTGGCGCAGCCCGGCACCACGGGTATCACCCTGATCGCGAACATCGCCTCCAACCCGGGCGCGATCTCTGTCGAGGGCACGCTGGTGGCGAACTTCTACGCCAGTGCCGGTGTTCCCGCGACGGAATACTCGATCGCCACGATGTTCTACACGACGCTGAACTACCAGCCCTCCTCGGGCAACAAGGTGACCCCCCTGGAATACAGCGAGCTCTTCGGCGTGACCCCGTTCCCGCTCAAGGGCAACAGCGCCGTCATCGCCGCGATCTCGGCCGCGAACTGGAGCTATGTCGGTTCGGGTTCCGAAGGCGGGGTGTCGTTCAACATCCTCTTCGGCGGCAATAACCTCGACGGCAACCCGTTCAACTTCTGGTACGCGATCGACTGGGCGGCCATCAACCTCAACCTCAACCTGTCGAACGCCGTCATCAACGGGTCGAACAACACCACGAACCCGCTCTACTACAATCAGGATGGCATCAACCGGCTGGCTGGTGTGGCGGCTGCCACCATGGCCACCGGCATCGCGGCGGGGCTGGTGTTCGGCACCGCCAATCAGGTCGGGCTGCCGCAGACCACCTTCCTCGCCAACCTCGAGGCGGGCCTGTACGACGGCCAGGCCGTGGTCAACGCGCAGCCCTACACGTCCTACCTCACGCTGAACCCGGGCAACTTCAAGATCGGGCTCTACGGCGGTCTCACCGTGGTCATGACTCCCAACCGGGGCTTCGACAAGATCATCGTGAATCTCGACGTCAACGAAATCCCGGTGCAGGGAGGCTGATAGATGGGCAACCCCATGGTTCCGCAGGGCCAGCTCAATCGAGTCCTCGGCTCGGTGAACTGGATCGATCAGGCGGCACTGAACGTGACGGCCCCCTTCTTGGGCAAGGCCGGCATCTCGATCAGCTTCGATGGTGAGGCGACCACGTTCATCAACACGATGACGGGCCAGGTGCAATCACCGGAGCCCTACCAGCCGATCCTGCTCACCTTGAACCTGCTGAAGACGCAGAACCTCGCCCAGCTCTACGAGGCCCAGCGTCGCGTCAGCACTTTCATCGGCGACGGCCAGGTCTATCCGGACGTCCCGCAGAGCAGCGGCGGCATTCCGATCTACCCGATCTACAACTGCGCGATCCGCAATATCCGCGAGATGAGCTTCAACGGCGAGGACGCCGGCTTCGTGGTCACGATCGGCGGCTACTACCTGATCAACTCGTCTCTGTTCAACTAGCAGTAGCAGAAGAAGCAGGAGAAGAAGATGGCACCGACGATTGATCGGAAGCTGAACCTCGTCCTGACCATCGAGCAGGACACCGGCCGGTTCAGGTCGGTGAAGGATGAGGCGACAGGCAAGGAAGAGCAGGTCCCCGTCGTGGACACGCTTTATGCCCACTCCACGCCGATCGCGAAGCAGGTCTTCCATCGCTACGCTATCTTGCTCGGCGAGGCCGTGGCCACGGTCTACGGCAAGGGTTTCGGTGTGGCCATGGCTGGCCGCCTCTTCCTGATCCTGATCAGGGAGATCGCGGAGCGCGAAGGTCCGGACGTCCTGAAGAACCTCGAGCAGGGCTTCGTCTCCGAAATCGAGCGGCTGACGTCCGTCGTGGCGCTCGACCCCGATGGCAACGGCTGGAAGACCTTCCCGCTCGCCGTCGCCAAGCAGAACGGCATCATCACCGATGACGAGCACGAGGAGGTCCTGAGCAACGCCGCTTTTTTTACGGCGGCCTCGTGGCTCCAGAGCAAAAAGCAGCTGCAGGCCTACGTGTTCCCGATGATGAAAATCTACAGCGCGCAAATCGTATCCTCGACGCCTACGGAGTTCGCGCGTTCCTTGAAGATGCCGACGCCGGACGGGAATACTGGCGGGAGCCCGGAGGCGAATCAGTCGTCGCCGCTGGTCTGAGCTGGGTGATGGGGCCGGGCTGGTCCGACTACTTCGGCCAGTCCCCGGCGTGGCCTTGGGCTTCGGCCCATGCCTATCGCAATCGCGCCACGCTCGAGATGGTGAAAGCCATCTATGAGATGAGGCGCTCGCTGACCCTCTGGTGAGGAGGCCGCCCGATGCCTGTCGTGCAGAAGGTCGTCTCGATCGATGTTCAATCGAACCTCTCCAGGTTCACGGAGGAGTTCCAGAAGTACGACGAGCTGCTGAACAAGCAGCCCGAGATCTGGGCCGACGTCGCCAAAGAAAACAAGGCGATGGCCGACGGCTTCAAGAGCATGGCGGCTCTGATGCTCGCCCAACTGGCAACCACACACCGGATCGCGGAAGAGGTCGACAAGGTCGACAAGGGCACCAAGAGCGCCGCGTTCTCGTGGGACGCCATGGGGCGTAGCTCCAAGACGGTGTTCAACAACGTCGTCGGCGCCACCCGGCAGCTCGAGAAGTGGACCGGCATCTTCTCGCTGACGGCGGGCCTCGGGCTTGGCGGCTCGATCTGGGGGCTAGAGCGTCTCGCGGCATCTGCTGGTGCCGGCCGGCGCGAAGCCACCGGGTTGGGCCTGACCTACGGCGAACAGCGCGCCTTCGGCGTCACCTACGGCCGCTTCGTCGATTCCGATACCCTGCTCAAGGGTGTCTCCACCGCTCGAGGTGACGTCTCCTCAGCCGAGGCCCGCGCCATGTTCGCGCTGGGCATGGTGCCGGGCCAAAGCGGTGATACCGCGGAAGCCGCACAGGAGACCCTGAAGCGGGTCCGCGCCCTGGCGCAGCGGACACCGGACAACCTGCTGGGTACCATCTCCAAGGCCTACGGTCTCGACGCGCTGGGCTACAGCACGGAGGACCTCCGCCGCCTCAAGAACGCCAGCGATCAGGAGATCGACCAGGAAGGCTACAAGCGACGCATCCAGCAGTTCGGCGTGTCCGAGAAAGCCCTCAAGGACATGCAGGAATTCGACATGGCCTTGGAGTCGGCGGGGATCAAGATCAAGTCGACGTTCATCGAGATGCTGTCACCGCTGGCGCCGCAGCTCAACAAGCTCACGGAGGGGCTGAGCGAAGCGGTCAGGGCGCTGCTGAGTTCCCAAGGCTTCAAGGACGGCATCGTCTGGGTAGCCAAGGGGCTGAAGGAGTTCGGGGATTATGTGAACACCCCGGCATTCAAGCAGGACGTCCGCGACCTCGTCGCAGGCATCAGCAATCTGGCTCGTGCTGTTGCCCAAGGCCTGCGTGCTCTCGGTATTCTTCCGACGCACACGATGTCGTACGACGAATATCGCAGCAAGGTCTTCAACGAGAACCCGAACTTCAAGGGCAAGGACCCCAACAGCCACGAGTACGACGCGTACATCCGGAGAAAATACGACGAGTACGTACGGAGCCGCGGGGGTGCCTCCAGCGGCACGCCGGGTGTGAAGAGGCTGCCCGATGGCACCGTGATCTCGGATGATCCCGCCATGTCCGGCGCCGGCATGTCGATGACCGCCGACGAGAAGCTGCTCGGTCTGATTGCGAAGCTGGAGGGCAGCCCCGACATCAACGGCAAGCCGCAGATCTCTCCCAAGGGAGCGGTGGGCAAGTACCAGATCATGGCGGATACTGCGCGGGGGCTCGGCTACGACCCCCAGGATCGCTATGACCCGATCAAGAACAAGGAGATGGCGACCAAGCTCCTCGCCGAGCTGAGCGCGCGCTACCACGGCAACGTCGCCGAGATCCTTGCCGCCTACAACGGTGGTCCGACGGCAGGCGACTATCTCCGCGACCACGGTGATCGCGAGTTGCCACGGGGCTACGGCGAGACCCAGGCCTATCTCCGCCGCGCCGGCTTCGACGTCACGATCAACAACAACACCGGCGGCAGCGCCGTCGCTACCGTTTCGAATGCTGGTGGCGTCAACGGCTTCGGAACGCCGGGTCCGAGTATCCTGCAATGAGTCTCAGCGTCGGTCTGACCGCCTGGAAGTTGGCGTTCCAACTTTCTCCACTGATTTTGACGGGCGGCATCGCCAAGGCTCTGGGCGGCATGCTGCCACTGGTTGCGATCACCGAAGCGCTCAACTTCCCGACCGGCCTGCTGTCCGGTGCCGAGAACCTCGATCTCGACGACTTCTTCGCGAACTTCGAACCGCTGCCCGGTGCGGCGCTCCTCAATCAGGACTTGGCGCGGTACCCGTTCGGCAACCAAGGCATCGCGACCAATGCGGTCATCCAGCAGCCGCTGACGTTCTCCATGCTCATGGTCACCACGGCCAAGGGCAACTTGGGCTACTTCCTGAAGCTGGCGATCTTCCAAGCCCTGCAGGCCGCGCTGCAGCAGCATAACACCATGGGCGGCAGCTACATCGTGCTGACGCCGAGCTTCGTCTACACGTCCTGCGTGCTCCGGGCGTTGCGGGATACCTCCAACCCCTCGACGCGCCAGCCGCAGAACACGTGGACCTTCGACTTCGAGGCGCCGCTGCTGACGCTGTCCGACATCGAGTCGGCGCAGAGCTCCTTGATGAGCGCGATGTCGAATTCGTCTCAGATCAGTGGCCAGACGCCGGCCTGGTCGGGGGTCGGTTCAACGATCCCGGCAACGATCGGCGGCACCGGTAACGCGCTGCTCCCGGCCGTGACGAATACGGCGGGTGCGGCCTCCCTCGGTGCACCGGGCTTCACGGGCATCGCGGGTTGGAATGCCTCGATCGCGCCGGGCCAGATCACGTCGACACCTCTGGCGCCGCTCGGCCAGTGACGACCTACTTCAACTTCCAGCCGCCGGCGTTGGGCGCGCCGGTGTTCGAATTCCAGCCGACATTGGATGGCCAGTCCTACACGGCATCGGTGCCATGGCTGCTGTTTGGCCAGCGCTGGTATCTCTCGCTCCGCGCCCTGAACGGCACCTTGATCTTCTTCCGCTCGCTGATCGGCTCGCCACCAGGACGGGCTTTGCAAACGCTGTCGTGGCAGAACGGCTATGTCAGCGCTACGACGACAGCACCACACGGCTACGCCGTCGGTCAGCAAATCGAGCTCACGATCTCGGGCTGCACGCCGGCCGCGCTCAACGGGACCTTTCCCTGTCTGGTGACGGGTCCGAACAGCTTCAGCTATGCGCTGGCTCAAGACCCCGGCATCGCGACGACATTGGGGCTGGCGTCCTACGACGTGAACTTGGCGTGGGGGTTTTTTCAGCAGAGCAGCCTCGTGTTTCGGACGGCGACGCAGCAATTCGAGGTCTCGCCGTAGGCCATGCGCTACTACGATGTGAAGATCACCGACCCGAAGTCGGGCGCGCTGGTGCAGCCCTCATTCATGCAGAAGACCGGTGTGCAGTCGACGTTCACCAGCTTCGTGAACGGCCAGTCTCTTCCCGGTGCGCTCGACATCGAACTGGACATCCCGCTGACGACCTACGACACGCCCTGGTTCGGATCACGGCTGACAGTGTGGGGTGTCGGCCTCAAGGAACTGGCGCAGTCCAACGATCTCAACGGCAAGAACATCGAGATCAGGGCCGGCATGAAGCCCGGTCTTCCTCTGGCAACAGCAGCGAGTCAAGACAACCAGGCCGGCCTCATCCTCCCCGGCACGATCTACCAGGCCTTCGGCAATTGGCTCGGCAACGAGATGCGGCTCGACATGATCCTGCAGCCGCCGACGGGAGGCGGGCAGACGCAGGTCAACCTGCAGTTCGCCTGTCCGGCCAACCAGCCCATGGCACAGGCCATCAAGCAGTGCATCACCACGGCACTTGGAAATGCGGGCTATGACGTCAAGGTCGCGGTCTCGCCGCAGTTCGTCTTCAACTACGACCAGAAGGGCACCTACAGCAAGCTGAGCTCCTTCGCGAACTGGCTGAAGCGGGTTTCGAAGTCGCAGCAGTTCAACGGCATCAAGACGACAACCGGCATCCCGTACTCAACGAACGGTGTTTCCGTCAGCATCACCGGCAAGACCGTGCTGGTCTACGACGGTACGGATAACGGCTACGCGAACTGGAGCTCGAGCAAGCCGCGCGAGATCAAGTTCCAGGACATGATCGGCCAGCCGACGTTCATCGATCCCGTTTCCATGAACTTCAAGACCGTGCTTCGAGCCGATATCGCGGTGGGCGACTACATCAAGATGCCGCAACAACTCGCGGCGCCCTACGTCGTGACGGCGCCCGCGGCAGCGGTCCCCGGCTCGCCGGCGCGCAACAAGGCGATCTTTCAAGGCCTCTTCCTAGTGCGGGGTGTCCATCACTTCGCCCGCTTCCGTCAGGCCGACGGTGCGAGTTGGTGCACGGTCTTCGACTGCGTGATCATCAACCCGACTCCGAGCGGGGCCTCCAGCAGCACGACCGGCGGAGGGACGGCACCCTAGATGGACGACGCCCAGAAGAACCCGCTGGTCAAAAGCCTGCAGCTCTACGTGCAGTCCATGATGGACCACTTCCTCGAAACGCTGGGTCGCAGCCTGCCGTGCACGGTGGACTCTGTGGACGAGACCGGGACGGTGGTGACGGTGAACATCGAAGTGCAGGACCCCGTCCTGCAGTTCCCGCAGGTCACCTGTCCGGCGCTCTATCCGAAGTATGTCCGCTACCCGCTGAAGAAGGGTGATCCCGGCTTACTCGTTCCTTCGGACGTCTATCTCGGCGGGGTCTCCGGACTCGGCGGCGGTACGGCAACGATGGCGGCACAAGGCAACCTGAGTGCGGTCGGCTTTCTCGCGATGGGCGGTGGGGGACTCGCTGCTAGCGATGACCCCAAGGCCCAGGTCCTATCAGGCGACAACGGTGTCATCGCGAGAGACGCCGGCACCGAGGGGACCGGCCCCAACGGTTCGATGGTGCGCCTCGCGGTCGACGGCAAAGGCAATGTCACCGTCTTCGGTGCCAAGTCCTTCAGCTGGGACGTCGCCGGATACGGGACGCAGGTGACCTACAACGGCGGCACCTCCTGGACGATCGACAACTATGTGACGGGGGCGACGGTGACGACGAACAACCTTCCGATTCACCCGCCCTACATCCCGGGACCATGAGGATCTATGGACGTCCCGTCATCGGCAAGACTGTCGACGGCCGGCAAATCTTCGGTCCCTGGCAGGTCGTCGAGACCGATGCCAAGGGGGACAGCTCGCAGGTCTACATCACCTGGCTGGCGCAAGCGTTGAAGCTCAACACCAACGAGTCGCCGTACCATGCCGACTGGGGCATCCCGGCGCGGAGCTCAGTGCAGCAGCAGGTCGCCCCTGATCTCTTCATGACGCTGACGCAGAAGAGGTTCGCGCCGTACTTCGCTGCGTTGACCCTAGCGCGGAAGCCCGCGGCGACACCGACCTACCAGATTTCGGCGATCACCCAGTACGGCGCCAAGTTGCCCACCGTGTACGTGGAGGCTCCCCTGCAATGAGCGGTACCGGCAGCCTTCCTGTAGTCCTCGGTCCGGCCGGTGCCGTTCCGACGCCGCCGGCCACGTTGCTGCAGAACCTGCTGACGTTGGTGGGCCAGCTCAATCCGCAGGCCACGCTCAACCTGCCGGGCACCCTCATCGAGGACATCGCGTCGACGGATACCGGCGCACTGATCCTGCTTGATGGTGGTCTCGTCGAGCTCATCAACAGCATCACGCCGCTGGGGGCCAACGCCTTCCTGCTCAGCCAGATCGGTCAGCAGATCGGCATCCCGATCGGCTTGAACAGCAACACCTCCGTCTTCGTCGTCTTCACTGGGACCCCGGGTTTCGTGATCGATGAGGGCTTCATCGTCGGCGACGGCACCTTCCAGTATGTCGTCCAGGACGGCGGCGTCGTCGGCAGTGATCGCCAGACGCCGCTTCTCTTCGCGCTGGCGACCCAGACCGGAACGTGGGCGGTCCCGGCGGGAACGGTGACCCAGATGGTCACCTCGGTTCCCAACAACTTCCCGCTTACCGTGGTCAATCCGACACCGGGGACACCGGGAACTGGCGCCGAGGACGAAACCGCCTACCGGGCGCGTGTCCTGCAGGGGCAGCTGGCGCCCTCGATCGGCACGCTGAGCTTCCTCAAGACGCTGCTGGGGCAGGTGCCCAACGTCCAGCAGCGCCTGATCTCCGCACTGATCACCGAATCCGGCAAGTGGGAAGTCATCGTCGGAGGAGGGGACCCCTATCAGGTCGCCTATGCGATCTACAAGGCGCTGGGTCCCGGCATCGCCGACATGACCGGCTCAACGCTTGGGGTGACCGATATCACGAAGGCAAATCCGGGTGTCGTCACCACGGATCTTAATCATCTGTTCTCGCCGGGCCAGGTCGTCACGATCACGCATGACAATCCCTCGGACTATGACGGCACCTTCACCATCATCGCGACGCCGACGCAGACCACGTTCAGTCTCGGGACCCCTTTTGCTGCAGTGAATCTGTCGGCGCTGACCTGGGCCAGCACCGCCGGCGGCGAGATCACGGGCACCACGGCTTCTGCCCATGGCATTATGGTAGGCTCGACCTTCGAGATCAGTGGCGCCTCACCATCGGGCTACAACGGCACCTATGTCGCCATCGCGGGTACGTCCGGCAGCACCGTTGTTGCCGCTCAGACGACAACGCTGACGTCTCCGGCGACGACACCGGGCTCCATTCCTGCGGGCGTCGCCAATTTCAACACCTCAAGCTTCGGCGACTACGCCGGCGGTGGTGTCGTCACCCCGAACCTCCGGAACGTTCCGGTCACCATCATCGACTACCCGGACACCTATCTCGTCCCGATCGTCAATCCGCCGCAACAGACCGTCACGATGACGGCGACGTGGAATACGTCGTCGACGAACGTGGTCAGCCCCACCGCAATGGCGCAGGCCGCTGCACCCGCACTAGCGGCCTATGTCAATTCGGTCCCCGTCGGACAGCCGCTCAATCTGCTGCAGATGGAAGATGCCTTCCAGGCAGCCGTCGCGGACATCCTGCCGGCGTACCAACTGACGCGACTGGTCTTCTCGGTGTCGATCAATGGGGAAGGGGCGTCGCCATCAGCAGGAACCGTGGTGATCTCTGGCGATCCGGAGTCCTTCTTCTTCGCCCTGACCTCGGGCATCAGCGTCGTTCAGGGCTGACGTGATCACCACCGCGGTCAAGGTCTGGCCGCTCGTCGCCTCGAAGATCATCACTGCTGGACAGGCCGTCGATGCTGCGATGGGGCCAGCACTCGGTGGCTACATCGTCAATCCACTGTTGGCTGCAGATCAGGGCCTGACGGCGCCAGAGGTCCTGTACGTCGATCCCGTCAATCCAGCTGTGGTCGGTGTGACCCCAACGTGTTCGGCGATACAACCCGGCGGCAGATTCAAGATTCCCGCCGGCTTCGCTGGACGAGCGATCTCGGTCAACGCGGCAAGCGCGGGCCACAAGTTTGCTGGCGTCGTCGTCCAGGGCGCCTCGAACTTTCAACCCCTGGGCGGCTTCCCGCCGGCCGGACCGACGACCGTCCTCGGCGGCCTGCCGAGTTACCTCTATCAGCAATACAACGATGATGAGGACCTCCAGGCCTTCGTCGACGCCTACAACCAGTTGGCTCAGGCCTACGTGGCATGGTTCGCGAATGCGTCGCTGCCGGTCTATGCCGGCAATCCGCTGATCACGGGAGCGCTGCTCGACTGGGTGGCCTCGGGCATCTACGGCATGAAGCGGCCGGTTCTTCCCTCCGGGCTTTCGAGCACGCGAGGCCCCTTCAATACGGCGGCCTTCAACACGATCCCGTTCAACGCCCTGATCCGACAGGGACCGACCGGCATCTATGCGACCTCGGACGACATCTTCAAAAGGATCCTGACCTGGCATCTCTGGCGCGGTGATGGCTTCGTCTTCAACGTCCGCTGGCTGAAACGTAGGGTGCAGCGCTTCCTGACGGGAACCAACGGCACTGCGGGTCAGACCGATCAGACCTATCAGGTCTCCGTCACTTTCGGGACCGACAACGAGATCAACATCAACCTCCAGACGACGCGCCGCTTCGCGACCAAGGGCGCCACGTTCAACGTGAGCCCGTTCAACGCCGCACCGTTCAACGATCTCCAGACGACCTCGCTGGCGCTGCCGGTGTCGCCATACGTGCCGATATTCAAAGCGGCAGTGCAGGCCGGTGTCTTGGAACTGCCCTTCATGTGGCAGGTCATCGTCAATACCAACTGATCGCGGGGACCAACCCAGATGCAGCTCATTGCCGCCAACAACGCCCAGAGCACTCTGGCGGGTTCGATCTCGAATACCGCAACGGTCGCCAATCTGGCGCCGGGTAGCGGCATCCTGTTCGCGGCACCTGGAGCCAATCAGTATTTCGTCGGAACCTTCACCGATGCGGCGACGGGACTCCTGCACGAGATCGTCTCGGTGACGAACGTGACCGGCGATCAGATCACGATGCAGCGCGGCAAGGAGGGTACCACCCCACTCGGATGGGCGGCCAACGATCTCTTCGGCAACCTCATGACTGCCGGACAGCTGGAAGCGCTGGTCCAACAGTCACAGGCACAGAGTCAGAGCTTCAACTACGGCGTCGATACCGGTGCCGTGAATGCCTATGTCCTGGCACTGACACCGGCGATCAGCACGGCACCATCGGCAGGAACACCGATCAGGATGCTGGCACAGAACACCAACACCGGTGCGTCGACGGTCAATGCCGGGTGGGGTGCCGTTGCCATCAAGCGCTACGACGGCTCGGCATGCATCGGTGGCGAGATCATCGCTGGCGGCATCACCGAGCTCTATTGGGATGGAAGCGTGTTCGAGCTTCCGAATCCGGCACCGGCCACGGCCGCGGCGATCTCGGCGGGGACAGACGGACGGAGCTATGTCACCCCGTCTCAATTGGCGAATGCCACAGGTCTGTTCTCCGGTGCCATGGTGTTCGGCGCGGCCCTCAATGCCCCCGGCGGCTGGCTGCTCAGCTACGGCCAGGCCGTCTCTCGTACGGGTTCCACGGCAAATCTCTTCGCGGCCATCACGACATCTTCGCTGGTCACCCTGAACATCGCGTCGCCGGGTGTTGTGAACTGGACCGGCCACGGTCTCAAGCTGGGCTCCAAGATCTCCTTCGAGACCACGGGATCGCTGCCCACCGGATTGAGCACGGGGACGGACTACTATGTGCTGGCGCCGTCGACGAACAGCTTCAACGTCGGCAGCCTGTTCTCGGCGAGCAATGCGCTGACCGGCCTGACTTGGGCTTCCACTGGCGGCGGCCAGATCACGGCGACGACGACGACGGCTCACGGGTTGATCCCGGGCTCCTTGTTCGTGCTGAATGGCTGCTCGCCGGTCGGCTACAACGGCGTCTACACGGCGCTCGCAGGAACGACAGGTTCGACGCTGGTTGCCGCGCTGGTCTCCAATCCTGGTGTCGAAACCACTCTCGGCCAACTGGCCGGCGGCATCTCGGCGATCGCCTTCACCGGCAGCCAGTCCGGAAGCCAGACCTGCCGCTTCAATCCGTTCGGGTGTGGCGACGGTTCGACGACGTTCACGCTGCCCGATGCCCGCGGCGCCGCGCTCGCCGGCGCCGATGCCATGGGTGGAACCGCAGCCAATCGTCTTGGCGGCAACTACAGCGCCAACGGCTTCATGACAGCGGCACTCGGCAACTTCGCCGGCGAGCAGATGCATGCCACGACCTTGGCCGAGCTGGTCGCTCACACGCACACGTACCTGGGCGCAACCTCGAACTCGACGCAGCCGACCCAGGGTGGCGGCGCTCAGCCGTTCAACGGCAACACCGGCAGCGCGGGCCTCAGCAACCTGATGAACATCACCGGGCCCACCCTGCTGATGAACCTCTTCATCAAGCTGTAAGAGGTCGGGCATGGCCAGCACTACTCCTGCCGTCATCCCTGTTGCGGGACCGAATTCGACCACGGGTCCGATCGGTCAGCCCGTGATCGCGCTCGGTGCGAATATCAATGGCGGCTGGATCTACAATCCGAGCACGGCAACACAACCGCTCTACGTCGATCCGACAGGAAACGCGCCTGCTCTATCCGAGGGCGGGACGACATTTCCGATCTGGCCCGGAGAGACCTATCTCGCGATCCCGGGGCAGACCACGGTGACACAGGTAGTGGCACCGGATGCCAATCATGCCTTTGCGGCGGTGCAGTGGTGAGAACGATGAAGAGATTCCTGACCGGGTTGCTTGGCCTGCTCCTCTTGGCTGGCGGTGCAGCGGCACAGCCCGCCCCGCCGACGAACGGTCCGTTCACACAGAACGGTGCCCAGATATACCCCAAGGACCTCGGCACCTGCTTCCTGTTCCCGCAGTCCGTCACCGGCGGCTGCCAGGGCCCCGGAACCATCAATGCGGAGAACATCTTCATCAACGGTGTCCCGGTCCAAGGCTTCGGCAACGAGCCGCGCAACAGCGTGCTTGCAGGACCAACGACGGGATCGCCGGCACAGCCGAATTTCCGGTCGCTGATCGGCGCCGATCTTCCCAACCCCTCAGCATCCACGCTCGGCGGCATCCAGTCCACAACGGGTGCCTCGCATCAATGGATCAGCTCGATCTCGACGCTCGGTGTGCCGGGACTATCGCAGCCGGCGATCTCCGATCTCAGCGGGCTGGCGACGGGCGTCAGCACGGCACTCGGCACCAATGTCGGCAGCGCTGGCGCCTTCGTTACTAATGGCGGTGCGCTCGGTACGCCCAGCAGCGGCACCGGAACGAACATCACGGGCCTGCAGGCCGGCAACACGACGTTCCTGCAGAGCGGCACCGGCGCGACTCAACAGACCGTTGCCAGCAAATTACAGAAGGGCTTCTGCCCTTCTCCTTATGACTTCGGTGCGGCAGGAGATGGATCAACTGACGATACCACGGCTATCTCTAATTGGTTCGGAGCAGTGACCTCCGCTGCGGCCCAGCACGCCAATTGTCTCTTCATGGCTACGGGGCACTACAGGGTTACGTCGAATCTAACGGTGACGATGCCGGCAAACTCTCATGGACCGGTGGTATTCGGAGCCGGCGGTGACAACTCGGTGATTGTATTTGATGCCGGATTCCATTTCACGCTGACTAGTTCGACCGCGATGTTCTATGCGTCGCTGCGGGACTTTGCCATCGTTGGCAGCTACGCCGGGCCTCTGGTGCGCATCGCGACATCCACAACCGACGCGCTGAACGGAGCGCTGATTGATCAACTCGTCGTCAACAACAATTCCACAGACCCTGCGAACATAGGCATTCAGTACAACGGCCTCTACAACAGCCGCGTGCGCGCGACCGCCAACTGCTCGGGGCCCGGCAACGGCAAGGCTCATCAGTTCGTGGCCGGGACCATGAATACCATCAAGGTGTCCGGCGGCAACTGCGCTATTGGTGTTCACCTTACGAGTGCTGGCAACTCATTCAGCGGCAATCTGTTCGACGGCATCGACGTGGAAGTTAACAGCGTCGGCGTGCAGATCGACAGCGCGAATGTCCAGAATAACCTCTTCGCCGGAGGCATCATCACGTTCTTCAGCAGCGGAGACCACGGGATCAACGCCACAGCGGGAGTCGGCAACAAGTTCGACAGCGCCGCATACGGCGGCGCCGGAACTCTGTTCCAGAGCAAGACCGGCATCATATGGATCAACACCCTGCAGGATTTCGCTGCAGGTCTCGGCGTGCCGTCTTCGGGCGGCACGGTCACGAACACGTCCGGCCAACCGGCAATTGCCAATATATACGGTGGCACGTCGGTAAGTGCGGTTTCTGTGAATGGCACGACGGTCTGCAATGCCACGCCTTGCATCGCGTTCACGATGCCGGGAGACGCATTGGGCATGACATATTCGGGAGCGCCGACCGTCGCATGGAGAGCGATGCAGTTCTAAGGGCGATGAGAACCAGCTGATTTCCAACCGCCAGTACAGGCTCGACCGCATCCGACACGAGCGCAAATGCTCCCTCGGAATGGCGGTGCTCTTGCTGGCGTTGATGGCGGGCCCGGCAAGCGCGCAGCAACCTCAGCTGCAGCTGCAAGTCCAGCAGCTTCAGGCCGAGTTCGCCAAGCTCAAGGCGCCGAAAGAAGAGCCGAAGAAGTAAAGGGCCCCTTGGTGCTGGGCGGCGGGGGAGACCGGCGGCGGGTCTGGGAGAGGTCACCACCGGCCTCATGGTGTTCACCATGGCCCGACACGGGTTGAGGGACGGTCGAGCCCCACCACTCCGGCGCCTTTCGGCGGACCGGAGCGGCTCCGAGAACAGCATGCCGGGCAGCCGGAGTCGACGGGGAAGGCGGTCCTAGCCGCGCTGCCGCTGCCACAATTCGAGTTGCCGATCGAGTGCCTGACGCGCCAGCCGGAACGCGGGATGCGGGGTCGCGGCATGCGTCCGTTCAAGCGCGGCCAAGGGTGCGGTCGATCACGCTGGCGGCCTCGTCGTGGCTCAGCAGGCCTTTGTCCTTGAGCGTCGTCAGTAGCTCCATCGCCAGCGCGTAGCCGGCGGCACCGACCGCCAGCAGCGCCTGGGTGCCCTCCGGTAGCCCGCCGCGGGGAAGCTCGTTTTTGCCGTTCGCCATAGGCGCCTCCGAAGGGAACAGGCAGCCACCATAACAGGGGAACCAGCCGCGATGGATTCTGCCGGGAGCACCAAGCCGCTCACGCTGACGCACGCCCAGCTCGAGGACCTACTCGAGACCGCCGCCGATCGCGGTGCCCGCAAGGCGCTGGCCAGCGTCGGTCTTCAGGACGACAAGGCGCCGATCGACATCCGCCAGCTGCGCGACCTGCTGGCGATGTACCGCGTGGTGCGCAACAGCGCGCTCTCGGCCTTCGGCAAGGCTCTGATGTACGCCCTGATCGGGGCCGGGGCGCTGTGGTTGGGCATCAAGCTCAACATCGGCGCGTTTGGGCGATGATCATGCGGATTGCCGATCAGCAGCTCCGCCAGATGTTCCCGAATGCCGGCCGTCGGCTTGACCCGCATCTGCCTTACATCGCTCCGGCGATGGCGGCCGCCGCGATCGACACGCCGGAGCGCATTGCGGCCTTCCTGGCGCAACTCGCGCACGAGAGCGCGGAATATCGCTACATGGAGGAGATCGCGGACGGGAGCGCCTACGAGGGCGACACCGATCTCGGGAACACCGAACCGGGCGATGGCGTGAAGTTCAAGGGCCACGGCCCGATTCAGATCACCGGCCGAGCCAACCACGCCGCTTGCGGTGCTGCGCTGGGAATCGATCTGATCACTGAGCCTCGGCTGATCTGCACTCCGGTATACGGGACCGCGTCGGCGTGCTGGTTCTGGAATTCGCGCAAGCTTTCGCTGCTGGCCGACCGCGGCTGGTTCAGGGAGATCACGCGGCACGTCAACGGCGGCTATAACGGGCTCACCGACCGCGTCGCCTACTGGCAGCGAAATCGCGTTCTCCTCGGCCTGCCGCCGGTCGACGTCTCCAACGATTACGCCGTCGAGAAGGCGGCCATCATGGCCTTCCAGTCGTCGCGCGGCCTGCAGACCGATGGTGACGTCGGCCCGATGACGATGGCGGCTCTCGCGGCCTGATTTTCAAGCGCGCTGTGCCGGACGCGCGTTCCCATCCGGATAATCGACAAGGAGAAGTATATGACCGACGGCAATCTGCCGGCGCCGCAGGCGTCGTTTCTGAGTCTCAATTCGGGCCAGTGGAAGACCATCGCCACCTGGCTGATCGTCGGCCCGATCGGCATCTACTACAAGGCGCTGGCGCTCAAGTACGGCCTGCCGGTGCCCGATGCCGATACTCTCGGCTCGCTGCTGATGCAGTACGTGCCGATCCTCGCTGGTCTCGCGCTAGCGGTAGGCCGCCGCACCCAGGCCGCCATCGTAGCCGAGGCCGCCAAGATCCTAGCCGCCAAGCAGGCTCCACAGACGGCAGTGGTCGTCGCTCAGGCCGCCGCCGACATCAAGGCGACGGCCACGACGTCGGCCAAGGTGGCGTCGCATCCGCTTGTGCTGCTGCTTCTTGGTGTGGTGGCGCTCGCCAGTTGCACCACGGCACCGGACGGCACCAAGACCATCAAGACGCCCACTGTTGCCACGATCTCCGCTGATGTCGGCCTCGTGGCTGGCGGACTTC